ACGCAATATCCTGGTAATAAAGAATTTTTTGAAATGAAAAATCATGAAATTTCCAATCTCCAGCCACTTATGAGATTTTTTAAAGTTATAGGTGCGAATAAAGCAAGCGATAAGATTGACAAGGAAATTGAAATTAGTTTTGATTCATATGCTAAAAGAGCGGACGTAGAGGATATGCTTAAACCGCTAGCTAAGCGCGGTTTTGGTGTTGGCATTAGGAATTTTTCTTTAACTTATGATGGTAATAACCCCTTTGCTGCAAAAAAGAGCATAAAAGCAACATTATCTATTTTTGCGAACAATTTTGGTGAATTATTGAAAGTCCGCGAAGGACGGGTGGTAGCTCCCAGAACAGACGAAAGCCCAAGAAGGGAAAAATATCGATATATTGATCTAGCGTTGAAGACTGGTAAATCAGTTGCAGAAAAAAATCCTGACCTGAATGAATTAGATTTTAGACTCAAGGCGGTTTTTGGCTATACTCCTATAGAGTCTACGCTTTTGCGTGACGAAGTAAGAAAGGCTCTTAAAAATAATTTTGTAAGTATTAACTTAACACCTGTTACTCATAATTTTGAATTTGATGAAATGGGGCGAGTCACATTTAATATTGAATTTTTTGCTTTTGTTGAAGAATTTTATGATAAACCACGAATGAATATATTTGCAGATAAAGAAACATATTTGCAGATTTTAAAGAGAAAATTGGCTTTTGAAACATTGCAAAAAAAGGACTGTGATTCTGCAGAACTTGTTTCCAAAATCAAAGAAGCTGAAGTTGAAACAATTAATGAAGAAAAAAAGGAAAGTTTGCAGTTTTTAATGAGACAATTATCTAATAAAGGTAAAATTTATTATCTTAATTTGGGAAGTGAACAATTAAAAAATATAGTAGCGAAAGGTCCATACCATGATCTCGGTGAAACACCTGATTCTAAAGTCTCCTCGGCTGGCGCCTGGGGATCCTCTGGGCCCCCGCCCATGACCGAAACACTTAATAGTAATATGGGAAAAGCGTTTGAATCGGCTTTAGAGGATTGGACTGTCGAGGACAAAGAACGTTTTATGCAATCTTTTCGTATATCTGGAATTGATAGCGTTCAAATTCCTTTCTTTTATGTGGGAGATTTATTAGATATAATTATTGGCGGTGTTGAGAAATTCTTAAGCGATGCATCTGGTGATTTGCGTGAAAAAAATTTGGTGTATGATAGTAATTTTGAAAACAAACCTCTACATATTGATCCAGAATTGGCAAAAATAGAAGCAGATAATTTCGCAAGATCAGCAGAACAATTTAAAAAATTTAGATTGCTTCTCGGCCCACTGGAAATAGTCAATCATAAGAAACTTTCGAAATCTGCCAATATAAATTTTGCTGATTTGCCAATTGCCGTTTCATATTTTATGGAATGGCTGACTACTAAAACGCTAGCGCTGTCCAGTGCTGTTTATCCATTAACACAATTTTTAAATGACTTATTCAATGACTTAATCAGAAATTACTTAAATGATGATACTTGTCATGCTTTTAATATTAAGCAAAAAGTAAGACTTAATCAAGCAGTTATTACTTCATATAAAAAAGGGAATACAGATGAAATAACAGAAGCGATTGGAAAAGGAGTGAGATTAAATCTTTCGCAAGCTGGACTCCCACAACCTTTATTAAATATTTCCGGCCATCACTCACTAGATATCGGATTGCCTAATCCCGGTATGGATAAAGAAACAAATTATTTTATTTTTTTCGCCGGCCGCGCCCAGCCACAAGATCTTATGGAGGGGATAAAGTCCAAAGATGAAAGTCGCGGCATTTTTCATTATATTTTAGGCAGAGACAGTGGAATCGTAAAAAACATAAGTTTGACAAAGACTAACGCTCCCGGTTTGAAAGAGGTGCGACTTGAGCAAGAGGGCTATGACGGCTTGACCCAATTAAGAGAGATTTATGATATAAATATCGATTGTTTTGCAAATGTTCAAGCATTTCCTGGTACATATATTTTTGTCGATCCTAGGGGCTTTAGCCCTTCACTGGGTGCGTATGATATCAATACATTTGATATAACAGATTTGGGTATTGGCGGTTATCACATGATTATCACTTCTGAACATAACTTTGGACCTGGACAAGCTAATACCACTCTCAGAGCCAAATGGGTTGCTGCTCTTGAGAAAGAAGATGACGAACAAATGGCTGAAAGCGGCGTTGGTTCAAATGACGAGATGCCTAAAAAATGCTCCGTGGAGCCGATTGATGATGTTGCCTCATCGGAACCAGAAGACTTCTCGCAAGAAGATGATATCGCGTTGGGCCCGCAGCCCAACTAGCACCCTAGGAGATTAATATGTCCACATTTTATATCGAAAATTTCAAAGATAATACAAAAAAGATTTTTAGAAAAAGATTAATATATTCTTTTAAATCTACAAATCCCGATTACAAAAATTTAGTTAATTTTAGTTTTGGTGAGAAATTGCTTTATGGTAGAGTAAGCAGAATGTTTGTTCCTATATATTTTGATTCTAAATCTTTAAATTTAAAAAATATCGGCCGCTCGTCAACGTCAGAAGATAATACTGTAGCCGCCAATTTTGTCGTTGATATGTTTTCTGATCTATCAAGGCAATTCGATAAATCTTTGGCTTTAGGCAAAATTAGTGCCGATGATCCATTCTTAAGCAATCTTAGGGCATATAAGGCTTTTAGTGATCCAAAACAGTTATATAATTCTCATCTAGAAAATTATATGCAAGCAATTGCAAAAGAATTTAAAAGACAAAAATTAAAATTTAAAGATTTTCACGAATTTATGACACATTTTGAAAATTTAATTCCTGTGGTTCTATCCAAATTTCCATTTACTTTTTCGGCATATATGAAGAGCGGTTATTGCCCCATTAATGCTTCAGGTTTGGCTGTTGAAATAGCAGACATCGATTATTTTAACGATCAAGAAAAAATTGATAAATTCATTAATAGTCCAAATTGGAAATTTTATTTGAATGCATGCAATTCATACGGCTTTATGGTTGATAAAAATTTGCCATGGAGAATTGTGGCCGACATTGGTTCACAAGGAATTTTAAATTATTCTTCGGTTTACGGCTTTAATACTACAGATTCTATAATTGGTGTTGGCTATTCTATGGCACACAGCTTTTTCTTTAATAATTTCAAATTCTATTTATTGAGATTATACAATCTTGCCAGATCAAGATCATATAGGATTACTGAGGAGTGTAACGGTAGAACAATTACCAAAATTGTTAAATCCAAGAACTATAATATTGAAGAAATAGAAGAAATATTAACGCAAGAAAGATTGCTTAAATTATACTTTAAGATCAGATTTTTGGAAGATGAAAATAATTTTGATTCCTCATCCCAAAATAGAATTGTAAACGATTGTCTGGGAATATCAAAATTTAAATCTTTATCTGCTGGTTTAACAAGATTTGAATCAATTGTGAATAAACCATTTGACTATCGTGGATCATTGAGTTATATTAATACTCACCTTAAGGCCAGAATGGAGTAGCTTTGATTTTTCAAACTCTTGATGATAAATCGGAATGTGTTGGTGTATATACAGACGGCAAACTTTCCTTTGATGAAATCCCAGAAAATTTAACAAAAACTTGGAAATATTCTGCTTCCATCAAAGACGATAAAGTCGAATATGCGTGGATTAGATGTGGAGGCTTGAGTCTTCAACAAGTTTGTCCAGCAGAATTAAAAGAGGAATTAGATTTGGTTCAATCCGAATTCAAAGCCTATTTGACTGCTTTTAGGATTGCCAAAATTGATTTAAGCGAGTTTTGTTTTTATGATTTAGTGCCAGAAAATTTTCTCTTGCAATTTTGTGAAGTAAAGAATAAAATTACGGCTTATGTTTTTGAAAATTACGATAAATCAGAAAGTTATGATCATCTTAGCAAAGTACATAAGCTTTTGCACAAGATTAAACATAAGAGCCTAAACGTCAATAACACCAATTGCGTAGATTTGATGGTAAGATCGATGGACAGAGAAAAAATTAAAAAATTATTGAATGGCAGCCATTTTATCAATTATAATCTTTTTGGTACAATTACTGGAAGGCTGGCAACTCATCCCGGCAGTTTTCCCGTTCTTACGATGAATAAAAAATACAGAAAGCTAATAAAGCCACATAATGATTGGTTTTTGAGTTTAGATTATAACGGCGCCGAAGTTCGAACAGCTTTGGCTCTTGGTGGCCATGAACAACCAGATTATGATATTCATGAATGGAATATGCACAATATATTTGCTGATTGCGAAGTTGATAGAGAAGAGGCAAAAGTGAGATTTTTTGCGTGGCTTTATAACCCTAAAACTGAATTTTCAACAGATTCAGTATATAACAAAGATGTGATATTGAGAAAATATTATAAAAATGGTTTTCTCGAAACTCCATTTGGAAGAAATATAGCAGTAGATCGTGGAAGAGCCTTCGCTTATTTAAATCAGAGCACAACTGCAGATATTACCCTTGACAGAGCGGCAGAAATCGATTATATTCTTCATGATAGAGATTCTTTTGTTTCTCATGTCGTTCACGACGAAGTGGTTGTTGATTTAAAAGATAAGGAAAGAGATTTGGTACCCCTGATTAAATCAGTATACGAAAATACTATACTTGGCAAATATAAAGTTAATCTTAAAGCAGGCGAAAACTATAGTGAGTTAAAGGAGTTAATAATTTGATTTCTCTAATTGGCATAGGAACGACAGGCGAAAACATTGTGTCCTTCTTTAAAGAACACAAAGAATACAATATTTTTAAGTTTTCGAAGAATCAGAAAAATGGACCCTATACTCGATGTCTCAAACATTTTTCTACTGCTGAGAAATGCGAAGATAACGTTCCGAATTTAAAAAAATATAAAACAATTGATAAAATACAAGAAAATGTACAAATTTTTGTGTGCGGCTCTTCATTTTCGGCAAATTATACTCTGGGACTATTGGAACAAATTAAAGACAAAAAGATAGAAATTTTTTATATTAAACCAGATGTTGATTTGCTTATTGGTGATATCAAGCTTCAAGAACGAGCAATTTTTGGCGTTCTTCAGGAATATTCACGTTCTGGCTGTTTTGAATCATTCACAATTATCAGTAATCCTGCTTTAGAAAAAATGATAGGTTCTGTCCCAATTAAAAAATATTTTTCAACTTTGAATAAAGCCATATATTATGGTGTTCACTATATTAATCTTTTTAGCCATATTGAGCCGATAATTGGAAATCTCTCCGATCCTTCCGAAATTCAACGAATTAGATCCATCGGCCGAATTGATCCCGAAAATTTAAAAGAAAATTGGTTCTTTGAGCTTGACAACACTCGTGATGTATGTTACTTTATATGTATCAACAAAGAAAGACTTGAGAACGATGGTGAATTACACTATAACATAATTCAAAATTTAAAACAAAAACCAAGAAATGCATTTAAAAATGTAACTTATGCGATTTATGAATCGCCTTATGAAAATGATTTTGGGTACTGCGTTGCTCATACTAACGCAATACAAACTAACCCGTGATCTTTGCTAGATCGGGGTCTTTGACGAGGCATCAAGGAACGCTTGATGTACTATAGACTAAAAAGGAGAAATTAACATGTCTATTAATATGGAACTAATGCGTAAGAAGCTGGCTTCTTTACGTGGAGATAACAAGGATGGGGATAAGAATTCTATTTGGTTCAGGCCAGATGAAGGCGATCAAGATATTCGCATTATCCCAACTGAAGACGGAGATCCGCTAAAGGAAATGTTTTTCCACTATAATGTAGGAAATCATCGCGGCGGAATTCCCTGTCCGAAGCGCAACTATAATGAACATTGCCCAATTTGTGAATTTGCTTCACAGCTTTGGCGCGATGGGGTAAGCAACAACGATGACGAGAGCAAGAAGCTGGCAAAGTCTCTGTTTGTTCGTACTCGTTACTTTTCGCCCGTAGTTGTGCGTGGAATGGAAAGTGAAGGAGTTAAGGTTTATGGATATGGAAAGCAGGCTTACGAGCTTTTGCTTGGCTACATCTTAGATCCAGAATATGGTGATATTACTGATATTAAGGAAGGTACTGATATTTGCCTTACTTACACAAAGCCAACAAAGCCGGGAGCTTTTCCGCAAACCAACATGAAGATGCGCCGCAACACTACTCCTCTTCTGGAAGACAATGATGCTATTCCTGGCCTTCTTAGTAAGATGCCAGATTTCGAAAACATCTTTGAGCGGCTGTCGCCCGCTCAGGTAGAGGCAATTCTCGATGAACAATTGGCAACCGATGGAAATGCCGAAAATCGTTCGAACGAAGGCACACGCTATAAAACAAAGAATAGTGTTGATAAGGCCTTTGATGATCTGATGACTGGAAAGTAATATCACACAAGCCACAGGGAGGCACAGGTTAAAAGGTGCCTCATTTTTTAATATTATAAAAGGAAGTATAATGAACAAAATACAAAAAGGAAACACGGTGAATATTCATTTCATTGGTACGCTAGAAGATGGAACTGAATTTGGTAACTCATATACGAGTGATAGGCCCTTATCTGCAGAAGTCGGTTCGGGACAATTAATTGCTGGATTTGATACAGCTTTGGAGGGAATGACGATAGGTGAAGTTAAAAAGTTTGCCTTAACTCCAGAACAAGCATACGGCGATGTTGATCCAGAGGCGTTTCAAACGGTACCGCATGGTGCCTTTCCTCCCGAATTTGATTTTAAGATAGGTGGTTCCGTCCGAGGCACAAATACGGAAGGGCAATCATTTGTAGCAAAAATTGAATCTGTAGGAGAAAATGATGTAACTTTGAATTTTAATCATCCTCTTGCTGGTCAAAATTTAAATTTCAAGATCGAAGTCTTGGGTATTGATTGAAATTACTGACGTTTTTTGTATTAATTTAAAAGCTCCTTTTAGAAGGAGCTTTTTTATATTTTGTTTGACTTTTATAGCAACAACGGTTATAATTATGAATGATGCGAGAGCATCAAAATAAAAAAAATAAAGAAATAAAATAAATAAAGTTAAGGAGAAGAATAATGTCTAAAAAAGCTAAAGCTGGTCGTGTGGCTATGCACGATTTAATAAAAATGATTAATAAAAAAGCTGGTAGAAATGTCGCCCATGATTTAAATGGCGACAATCCTACAGAAGTAAAGGAATGGATACCCACGGGTTCTCTCTGGTTGGATTCAATTATTTGCAAAGGCAAAAAAGCAGGAATTCCTACTGGAAAGATTACAGAAATCGCCGGCCTCGAATCGACTGGAAAGTCTTATATGGCAGCACAAATTGCTGCAAATGCTCAAAAAACTGGTAAACTTGTAGTTTATTTTGATTCTGAATCTGCAATTGATCCTAGTTTCTTAGAGCAGGCCGGCTGTGATTTGGATTCTTTAATGTATATCCAGGCTAGTTC